GGTGATTCAGCTCAGCAGCTTCCAACTAATACTTGGAAAGTGTCTCATCAGCGAACACCTGAGGATTTAGCAAAAGACAAAGGTCGCAACATTACCATTTTCGAAAAATACCTTGCCTCTGGTAAGACCTTAGATACCAGAATGAAATTCTACTACGGCAAGGAATTATTTGAGATACAGCGTCCAGACGAGGCTGTGAAGGTCCTACTTGATGCTTCAACTCAACCAGATTGCGAGCCTCACGATAGATTGCTTGCAATTCAATATGCTGCTTTTAGTTGCATGGCTTCAAGCGCGATGCTGAATCCAGCTAATGAGACAGCCAAGGAAAAGGCTGATAAGCTGCTATATGATGCGATCAGAATTGCTAACCAAGGAACTCAACTAGATACCAATCGAGCTGAGTACTGGACGATCATTGGTGATTGTTATGTGAAACTAGGAAAACTAAGAGACGCATTGCCGTTTTTCTATGCAGCCATGAATTGTGCACCGTCTGGAGCACCAGGGGCTACGTTTGCGACTCCTGTGTTCAGCTTTTTAGAGACTTCGACGAAGTATCCAAGAAATCAGCTCATCCGATGTTTATTCAATCTTGGAGACATTGCTAAAGCTCAATCTATGGCTGAAGAAACGATGAAGCTTTATCCTAACGATGAGACGAATGCACTTTTGATTGAAGTTGATAAAATCAACAAAATGTCAGTAGCATATAAAGAAGCAAAACCATGTGATGACATTGTTTTTACATGCCCCCCTGGTGGAATGTATGAATGGGATGAGGAAATCTATAAAACGAAAGGACTTGGAGGCAGTGAAACCGCGTGCATCGAAATGGCAAAGCATTTTAAAGTTAAAACAGGACGAAACGTCATTGTTTTTAATAATCGCAGTTCTAAGCTTCTTAGTTCTAGTGGAGTGGAATATCGACCTGCTATCGAAGTAAATCAGTACATGTCAGAGCATAAGCCAAGCGTTCATATTGCTTGGAGACATAATCTGAAATGCACTGATGCTAAGACCTATTTATGGTGCCATGATTTATATACACCAGGGGTTGAATCTCAACACAACTTCGATAAGCAAATTTGTTTATCTAACTTCCATCGTGATTATGTTCATTCGATGCAAGGACTGCCAAAGGATAAGATTTGGGTTTCGCGAAATGGTATCGTGCCTGAGCGTTTCGCAAATAAAAAGTCTATAACTAAAAATCCAATGAAGCTAGTTTATCCATCGAGCCCAGACAGAGGTCTAGATAAACTCATCGTTATGCTTGATCGAGTGAGAGAAAAACATCCGATCGAGCTTCATGTGTTTTATGGATTCGAGAATCTTTATAAATCTGGACCTGAGATGACAGCTCTTGCTGATAAACTTCGCAAGATGATTTCAGAAAGACCTTGGATCACATATCATGGCAATACTGAACAAGTAGAGCTTACGAACCATTTAATGGAAGCTTCAATTTGGTGCCATCCAGCAAATTTCATTGAAAGCTTTTGTATAACTGCATTGGAAACCATCTGTGCTGGAACTTATCCAATCACAAGAACCTTGGGCGCTTTGAAAGATACTTTGAAAGATGCTCAAGAAAAAGGCTTTGCATATTTATTCGATGAAAACTGCATAACCGAGGAAGAACAGAAAAAGTGGGCTGATAAGGTCTGCGAAGCCCTCGAAACCCGAATTTGGGAAAAAATCGAAGTTGATCCAGATCAATACAGTTGGTCATCAGTCGCAGATGAATGGCTTAAGGAGTTTGAACTTTGTTAAATTCAGCAACTTTTTTAATCAATGGCCTAGGACTTGAAACCGATGGACTCGTGCGGACGATCACAAACACCGTAGGGACTCAAACGGTTGTCGGTTCCTACGCCTTGATGTTGCGTGGTTTAGCATTTAACGTAAATGAACAATGGGCACCAAGCTACTCGCCGCCTGTCACAGGGTGGACCCTCGCGTTTGCAGTGCCAACAACAACATGGACAGCAATCTAGGGGGGTAAAGTGTCATTAAACTTTGCAGGGCTTCAATCAATGGTTTCTTATCTAGTCGATGACTTGAGTTTGGGATACTTCTCCCCGACTCAGGTTAATTTCTTCCTAAACAACGCTCAGAGAGAAGTTCAGAAGCGACTTATGCAAACACCAGGCAACTGGTACGTGACTCAAGTTAATACTTCGACGGTACAGTTCCAATCTCGGTACTTACTTCCAACTGACTTTCTTAAAATTCATCGAGCTGAGCTTGTTTTAAGCGGAACTGCGCCTAATGAAGTGAAGAATCCCATCGATTTCATTACAATCAATGAATCTGATTTACTTCAAACAGGTTCAGGAACTCCAAGCTGCGCATTTATTACGCAGAATATTATGACCATTCTGCCAGCTCCAGATACGGCTAACCAGACCTTGCGTCTGTTTTACTCATACTTGGTCGCAGATATGGTTAATGGCACCGACGTGCCTGATGTTCCTACCCAATACCAAGAGCTCATTGCATGGCTTGCGATTAGAAATTGCTTCACTAAGGACCAAAGAGATCCAGCTCCAGTTAATACTGAGATTGCTCTTTATGAGGCTATGATGAAGCAAGATTCTCAGCAACGAGACATTACCAAAGGCCGAAGGATCGTATCAACTCAAGGACAGTCGTGGCATAGCGCCGCGTTTTAGGTGGATGAATGGCTTATCAAAGATTGAAGACAGATTCATTCCAAGCTTTTGGGGGCGTGAATATGAAATCCTCCCAAGCCGATCTATCTGTTTTCGAGTTCACTGACATTTCAAACTTAGACTTTAATGCAGCCGGTGCTTTGCAACAACGGCCTGGAAGTCAGTCATTCATTACTGGTTTTGCTTTAAGCTCATCGGTCGTAGTTTCCTACAATGGTACAACGGGTGTAGCAACGGCTTTTAGTGGGACAATGATCATCGCTACTGGTGCTACGCTGTTTGGAAGCAAAGTCTCATCGATCTATGAGTTCAACAATCTCAACGGAGCTTCATTTATAATTTATAGTCAGCCTGGTGGGTTCAATTATGGATCATCGGCAATGCTTCAGAACTTTAGTCTTCAGCAGCTTTATTTCGTCGATAGCAATAACCAAGTTAAGTATTTGCTTGATCCTATCGGTTATGCGATCGGATCGACAACAACTGTACTTCCAGGGGTTGGGACTTTGCTTGATTATCCAGTTAATCAAAATTGGACCTTTTCGACTTTTGTTAACAGGATGTTTTTTGCTAACGGAGATCATTTCTATAAATGGGATGGTTTTACTGCGATTGCAGCGCATGAGGTGACGACAACCTCCCCTGGTGATTATACTTTTATATTAAGCGGGCTTGCTAATGCGACAGTCGGTGCAGTTTATACACATAACACTTACAGCTATACGGTTTTATACACCATTGCTTCGGGGCTTATTCTTTCATGCTCTGGTTCAGGGGCTCCGCTATCATCTGGTACACTAACTAAATTTAGTGGCACTGGAGATGCTTCGATTGCATTTAGCTCAGTGGCTGTGAATTCAGGTGCTGACAATATCACTTCCTACTACTCGGTCGTCCCAAGTGTTTATAAATATGGATTACCGGCTGGGACATCGTTATTTACAAGTAATGCTCTGAGTGCTGGGACCTCGTTTGTTAATGCAGTCGGTGGACTCACTTACACCTATTCTTATGGATTCATTAATGATCGAGGGTTCAGAGGGCCAGTATCGAGTCCGGTTACTTTGAGCGGAACGTCTCTTGGATTAGTTAGCTTATTCGGATTCTCAACCCTGTTTTATAATGTGAACTCTATTCCAGCCATTGGCTTCACTATTCCTGATGGATATGGCATCGGAGCAACACAAATTAACTCATGGGCTGGTATTAGCTCAGTCCTATCGGCTAGTACTGCCATTTCAGCAAAAGTCGTGGTTTATAGAGATAACGGTCCAGGGACGGGCCGGTACCAAATTGGCTTTGCTTACACAGCGCCATATTTGTCCGGTGCTAGTTTATATCCGCAAGCAACGGCTGGTTTTTTTCAAGATCCAGGGTTTCCCACTTCGACAATCCCAGAGCCTACTTGTATTTCAGCAACTCTTGCGCCTCAGTTTCTAGAAATTTATAATAATCAAATGTTCATGGCTGGATTCTCGCAAGCTCCAAGTACTGTTCAGTTTTCAGATATTGGTGAGCCTGAAAGCATTCAACCAGAAAACAACTTCGACGTTAGAACGAACGATGGTGACTTCCTAACTGGAATGAAAATGGCTTTTAATCAGCTTTTCATCTTTAAGAATAAGAGTTTTCATGCTTTACAGGGTGATAACCCAGATAATTTTATCTTGAATCCTCAATCTGATCAATATGGCTGCATTTCGCATAGAGCAATAGCTACGTTTCAGAATTACATGGTTTTCTTAGATCAAAAAGGAATCTGCTTATTTAATGGAGCTCAAGTTGAGGTCATATCTCAGAAACTTGATCCAATTTTTGCTAACATGAACATTCAGGCAGCTCAAAACAATGCTTGGATGGTGCACAATAAACAACGCAATCAAGTTTGGTGTGGAATTCCTGTCAATGGTGCAACTTTAATCAATCAAATCATCATTTATGATTATTTGCTAAAAGCTTGGACTCATTTTGATGGCATCAACACAGCTCACGGAGTTATGGGGTACGGCGATAGAACACAAAAGACAGTTTACTTCGGTGGGTACTCTGGAATCCCTGGAAGGTTTGGCGCAAGCTTAACTTCGGACTTCGGACAAGCTATCACATTGATGGCTAAGACTAGGTTCATTTCAGACATGGGAAACAGTGTTGAGAAAATGTGGAGGCGTTTATTCATAAATCAAGTTTCATCAATCGGTGCAACTGTTTCATGGAATGTGAATTTATATGCAGACTATCAGACGAACCTTGCAGCAACTCTTTCACACGTTGGACAGACATTTCAAACAAGAACTGATTTCGGCGTGCCAGCAAAAGCTCTAGCTATTCAGTTTTATGCTTCGAATGCTTCTGACATTTTACAACTAACGGGATTTACGGTTGAATCTCGCTATCAGAGATCACAATGATCATCAATCAAATGGACATCTCTAATCTTAAAAGTCTCGAGGACCTTATCAGGTTCCTCCAGCCTTTTATCATTCAGACGATCCAGGCCGTGAATCATGGGCTTACATTTGCTGATAATATGGCTTCATCTATGGTGAACGTGACCTTTCCAGCAACGGCTAATCAGAATTTAGTGGTCACTCATAACTTGCCAGTTACTCCGACGGGATATCTAGTCATAAGAAGGTCAGCGGCTGGTACTATTTACGATGGAATAAGTCCAGTGATTGGTAAACAATTTATTAACTTAAAAAGCAATGTGGCTAATATGACAGCCACGTTGATATTTTTCTAGGGGGGCTTATGGCAATAACATCTACAGACTTATTCAATAATTCTGCGAATTATGCTGTTAACCAAAATGATCCAACTAATATTCAAGATCCAAATAAAGCAAACAACGATCGATATCTACAGTTTATGCAAAGTCTTCCACAATTTCAGCATGACTTAACCAATCAAGCCGTTGATCAAGGTGCTCAAGGATACAATGAAGAAAAATCCACCATTGATAAAAGTGCCAACAGGCGCGGACTTCTCTATTCTGGGTTGAAACAAGGTGCCGAACAAGGCGCAGCCAATAAAGCGGCTAATCAGACTCAAGGACAGATTGCGAAACAAAACGCTGATCTTTCAGATTATGCTAGTGGATATGGTACACAAGTTGCGCAAAGTAATGCAGCAAAAGTGCAATCAGATGTCAGTGCTGCAATGAATAGATACAAAGACGCTCAGGCTCAGCATTCGCAGAATCAGCAAGGTATCGGTCAATTACTTCAAGGTATTGGAACTGGAGCAGCTTTATATGCTGCCTCTGATAAGAATTTAAAAAATGATATCAAGTCAGGAGATCGAGCCTCTCAAGATATGATCGACAAGCTTGAATCCAAGTCGTTTAGCTATAAAGACGATCCTGACAAGAAACAACAATTGGGCATTATTGCGCAAGATTTAGAAAAAAGCCCTATGGGAAAAGCTATTGTTGTCGATACTCCAAAGGGAAAACACATCGATATTGCTAAGGCGCTGAGTGCAGTTTTAGCAGTTCAGTCAGTGATGAATAAAAGATTAAATAAGGCTGGTGCTTAATGGCAAATTTTTGGGATGTTGGTACAAATTTAAATATTAATCCAAGTTCAGTTGGTGGACAAATTTTAGATTTAAATAATCGAGCAGTTGGGTCTCAACTTACTGGACTCCCAGATATGTCAATTAACAAATTATTTGATAGTGCTACTGGAGGCCCTGGACCAACTTATCATGCTCCATCATCTGATCCACAGGGTGATAAGCAAATGCAGGACCAGATGCAAGGACTGCTCAAATCTCCTGAAGGTCATATGCAGGATATTATGTCAGGAACTGGAAAAGCTGGTCAGATCCAAAATCAATCGCAGAATCAAGCGAATGAACAGAACCAATTAGGTGGTGGTGGGATTAATGGAATGAGCCAGGCAATCAGTGACAAAGCTCAAAAGAATTTCTCCAAAGATCAAGATAGACTTCAAATGCAATCGAAGTTTAAAGGCCAAGAGATGGCTAATCGCAATGCTCTTGCGTCGGCATCACTTCATACAGCTCTATCTGATGCGCAAAACAACGTTAACAGTCAGCTCAATCAGCTTCAGCTTGAAGCTAATGCTGCGACTTATAGAACTGCAGCTAGTATAATGAGCGGAGCTGGATCTCTTGCTGGTGTGATGGCTGCAAAAAATAGACCTGCTCCATATACAAATGCTCAACTCGGCGACACTGGCTATGGAAACGCTCCTGGTGAAGTAGCTTCTGTTTATAATACAAATCCGTATAATGGGCAAAATACATCGCAAGATTATAGTGGGGCTAATTTTGGTCCTGGATCAACTAACAATGATTACGCTCCATTTGATTATTAGAAAGGACTTAACATGGGAAGTGCAGATTTCGCAGTAGCAGGAGGAATTGGTGCAGGACTTAGTTCTTTTGCTGATTCATATTTACGCGCAAAACAAATGCAAGAAAGTAATGACCGAAATCAGCAATATGTTGATCTTGCAAAACAGCGTGAGAACGCTGGGCTTCTTGCTCAAGGAATGCAAGCCTCAGCTTCTAACCCGACTCAGGTTGAATATAATCCTGAAACGTTGGCAATTAAGGAACAGCAAAAACAAAAGTCCAAAGACGAGCTTGATCCTAATTCAGAAGTATCAAAACGTGGTTATGAAATCAGAAGACAGACTATGAACCAATTAAGTCCAGGTGCAGGCGATAAAATGGTTCCTCAAGGAGCGTCTGAAGCTGATCTTAAGGCTTATGATCAATTTTACGAAAAATCTATCCCAGGGTTCTCAGCTAAGATCAAAGCTCAATCAAATGAAGACATCCAATCAGAAAGAAACCAACTAGCTATTGAAAAAGCGCGAGCTGGACAAGGTGCCAAAGAAAATAAAGATGATACAAGGCGATTCACTGAAATGGATAATGGATTGAATCCTAATCGTGGTAGAGCTGGAAATTTAGCGAAAATTCAAGAAGGTATTTATAGGGCCGAGAGACTGGACGCACTCACTGCAACATCCAATAATCTAGATTCTCGTCAACAAGAAGAATATGCAATCGGACTTCAAGCCTTACTAAGCTCTGGTCATCCAGCTGCTGAACAAGTCAAAAATTTAGTTCCTCATACAGCTATGGGGAACACAATGAAGTTAAAGGAATGGTTATTCAATTCTCCTTACGGTTTAAATAACCAAGATTTCGTTAATCGTATGAAAGAGACTGTTTCTCGAGAAAAAGATATTATGCGCTCGCAATTGAAGGATGCACAATATGCTAATCTTGCAAACTACGAAGACTTAAAAGAGAAAAATCCGACGAAATATCAAAACATTCTAAATGGAAGAAATCTAGATTTAGATGAGCATGAATATTTTAAAAAGAACCGCTCATCTAAGGGGTATAAGAAGGAAGCTCAATCAAATGATTCAGGAACGATTAAAATGCAAGATCCTCAAGGAAACATCCGAATGGTTCCAGTAAGCCAAAAGGACGCTGCAATCAAAGCAGGTGGAAAGGTAGTTGAATAATGGCCGCTGAGCAATTCAACTGGGACGATCATCCGATTGCTAGTAAAGAAGTAAAGCCTGAGGAATTTGATTGGAATCAACATCCAATCGCCGGTGCAACTCAGGAGGCTCCGAAATCATCAGCTTTAGGCGCAGCCGGAATAGGTGCTCAAAATAGTTTATTGTTTGGCCTTAGGCCTGTCGTGGGAGGAATCGCTGGTAGTATTGGATCAGGCATTGGGACATATCTTGGAGCAAGAAATCGTGGTGAAGACGTAGGTTCATCTATAGGACAAGCTTTTGACGAGGCAAAATCATCTTATGAGCCTTCAAGGAAAGAAGCTTACGAAGAGCAAGAAAATGCATCATCCGAACATCCAGTAGCTTATGGCGCTGGATCTTTGGGCGGCGCAATCGCCACAGCTCCATTAATTCCAGCAAAAGGATTAAAAGGTGCTGCAGCACTTGGCGCTGGAATGGGCGCAGCCGAAAGCGTTTCATCTGGAAAAACGGATGCATCAGATGTTGTTAAAAGTGGGTTAATTGGCGCTGGGACCGGCCTTGTTCTTCATAAAGGCATGGAAAAACTCGGAGGATCAGTCACTAAGGGACTAAAAAACTCAGCAGATAGTGCGCAAGAGTTTGCCGATGCCATGGCAATGAAAACATCAGGTGGGATGTTAAAAGATTTCAGGCTTGAGAACGACAAGGTATCAAAAGGAGTTGATTCTCTGGGAAAATTCGCTCTTGATAATGGCATCGTTCAAGCTGGTGACAAGGTTCAAGACGTAGCAGAAAAGTCGACTGCATTTCGAAAAAAGGCAGGCGATGCTTTAAGCTCTATTTATTCAAAAGCCAATAAAGCAATCGAAGACAATGCAGCATCTCTTGCAAAAGACGTTACTCCAGGTGAAACGAAACTGTTAACTAGTGGTGGGATGAGTGTCCCAGAAAAGCTTACAGAAAAAGGTTTCAATCCATCCGTTGATAAGCCAGAAATATTAAAACGAGTGAAAGAATCACTGGGTAATAAAGAAGGAAAGGCTGCGGCGGTTTCGAAAGTTGAGGCTTATTTAGATCAATTGGTCGAAGATCATGGTGATAACCTACTAGATCCAAAAACGGCCAATGATATCAAATCATCGATCGATCAATCAATAAATTATGCAAGAAATCCATTAAATCCTGATCCCGTAAAGGAGCAAGCGTTCAAAGAACTAAGAACTTATGTAAATGAAAAAATACTTGATCACATCGACGACATTGGCAAAAAGATCGGTGATCCTGAGCTTGCTAGTAAATTAAAAGAAGCAAATAAAAACTATGGATTCTCAAAATCTCTTGAAAGAATGTCAGGTGATCGAGTTGCAAGAAATGAAGCCAATCGAATGTTTGGTCTGACCGATACAATCGCCGGTGGCGCTGGGATGGCTGCGGGCGCAGCAACTCATGGGACACCTGGTGCTTTAGTTGGACTGGGCGCAGGTCTAGTTAATAAGTTAGGCAGAACATACGGTCCTGGTATTATTGCATCTGGTGCAAATAAAGCTGCGCCAATCTTAGAAAAAACAGCTGTACCGCTTGGCAATGCAATAGAAAATAACCCTGGACTATTAAGAGCAGTGAGAAAAGGTTTAATCCAAAACGGAACTAAATCATCACAAGGATTAACTAACTATTTCGGAGGCGATCAAAAATGATGAAAACCATTAAACAAATGAAGCACAGTTTGGCTCCAATGGAACCCGTTGGTAACTCAATGGAACGTAACATGGATAAAAGAGAAAGTGCTTTATCAACGGCGCTAAAACGAAAAAGACTAGCAAAGGCAGCTAAACATAGATTGATTAGTTCTAACTCGCCGGATGATAATCCAATGGCAGTTGAAAACCCCACACCAGACGAGGAATAAATGGACTCTTTTCTATTCAATAGTTTAGTCATGCACATAGCTCAAGGACTTCTTGCTGGGCAAGGTCCAGACCGACGTTACATCGACCATCCTGGAAAGAAAAAAGAAGAACTCCTTGCAGATGATGTCTTCAAATATTCTAATGAGATCATGAAGAGACTCAAAGAGAAAGAAGACATGGCCGCGAAGCCAGATTAGCTTATGGAAAACAAAGTCATTGATATTATTCTCACTCGTATTGATAAACTTGAAGACAAGATTGACATCCTTATCGGTTTTAAATGGCGCGTTGTTGGAGGGACTATTATAGCAAGCATGGTATTGACTGGACTTTTCCAAATGCTTTTAGTTTTAATGAAGAAATAACAATTCTCACGGAGGGGATTATGGATTTATCAGGACCTATCGCAGGATCACCAATTGTTTATAATGTAAATGTGGACCAAGCTTTCAATGTAGGACTTGCTCTTGGATATAAAGATCCAACTGCAACTGGTGTCACGGTTGACATCGGTGTTAAAGTTCCTTTGAAAGTGATTCTGGATGCATTAGTTGCAAAAGCAAATAACCCAACCATCACAGCAGTTGAGAATATTTTCTTGCTTGCAATTCAAAGCTACTTAGCAACACTTCCTAACGCCAAAGCATAATGCTCAAGCAATTACTTTCTGAAACTGGTGAAGTCTCGTGCATGAGGGTGATGAGCTTTCTATCGCTAGTTTTTGGTTTCGGAATAGTCGTTGTAGGATTAATTCAAGGCCGTGACATGTCACAATTGATCGGTCTTGTTGGAATATTTGTTGGCTCTGCTTTTTCTGGCAAGTTACTGTCTAAACCATTTGAGACAAAAGACAAATGACGGATGTCGTAATAGGTCAAGACAACAAGGCAATTCAGTACCTGGAAGGTCGTCTTGAAACGGATGGCTCAAGGCTTTTAATCGCTTATTTGGCTGTACAGTTGCCTTGGACAAGGCTGCCCGTGATTTCCTTCTTTGTTGATCTTATCGTCAAAGAAGCGGTTCATTACTCCCTTACATGGGCTGATAGGGCGGCTTACGCTGCATTCGTTTCAGTGAAGACGGGTGTTCAGGTTAGTGCCTATGTGAAAGCTAAGCAGACTGGCGATAAAGCGGCTATTGACAAGGCTGCTGAGAATTTAATTAGATTAGGCGGTATGTGATGAAGCTCTTTACACGTCTTTACATGTCTTTACACGTTTGTGTTTTATTGGCCTGTGCAACTCCTCCAGATAAGCCAGTATGTGTTCAAGACTCTGCTGAAAGTGCTCATTGTGTATTCATGATGACCGGCGGGGCATTCGATGTCGATAATCTTGGAAAGAATTATACTGAGGACGGACGAAACTGGAATTTCACTGAATTAAACGAAATGTCGTTAATGATGCCTCCAGATACCTACGCAGAATTAAAGAAGTTTCTTCTCAATTATTGTCACAAAAATGCAAATAATTGTAACTACAGTAAGGCGATGGCGGCGGTCGCAAAAATTGAAAGCAAAATGAAAGCTTCAATGACTTATAAGCAAAGAGTTTTATTTGATTTGATTTTAAAAGATTAAGCGCGGACATCTGTTTCTCCGACGGATGTCCTGTTGATTCAGTGTGGAACCGAGCTGAGCTTATTTCGGTTCATTTTCTCACTCCACTAATTACCATTACTTCATTAGGGATAAATGTAAATTCGTATTCTGGGAACATTTTAATTCCTTCAACCATAAATTCGCTAGGAGTAAAAACTTTCAAATGATGGATGCCTTCAGTTCTCCAATTTGGAGTTCCTTCCGCATAACAATACTTAGGCGTACTCAGTAAAATATAATCAGGCATTACCTTCAGTCGATCGAAAGCTTGCCTGATTTCCATTGGATTATGTAGATGTTCGATGATTTCATAAGCAACAAATATTGTTACTGCGTTTTCTACTGGAGTCTCTTTGTATTTAGAACCTAATCTTTTTGAAACGTCTAGCTCAGCATTTCTATTAAGCGTTAAGCATGAATAGGTGAACTCAAAGCCAAGCTTATTTAAGCCAAGCACAAACGTGAAATCTCCAGGCCCAAGGTCATGTATGTGCGGGAATATTTGTTTATCGTTAAGCTCTTTCACAAGCTCTTTTAACTGCAATCCTCGTGCTGTTCCATTCAAGAACTGGACTGACCATTCATCCGTCTTTGGCAGTTCGCGGTCATCGCCAAGCAAGTCATGAGGTAGTGTGATCTTACTCATAATCTCTGATTTAAGATTGCGTACTTCGATAGGAGGGAAGTCCCTATAGAAAGCAGGCAGGTTATCGAGAATTAATAACCCTCTTTCTGTTTCATCGAGACGAACAAGGATTTCGGCGACGTCTAGGAATGGTTGTAGGTTTAAGTTCATAGCTTGCATCTCACCTCAAAATATTCCGACGGCGGTTTCCGATATAAATCCAAGTTAATACCAATCAAGTCAGGAATAGCGCCATAGTTGACATTGCCAGTCCTAGATCTCCAAGCACAAGTTGTCTTGTTCCATGCAATGGTTCGATCTTTAGGCGTAATATCCCTTATGATGCCTTTAATCTCTTCCATCTCCTCTTCAAGCTTCTTTGCTTGCAAAGCCTTCTCTTCATACTTCTCGATAAGCTCAATCAAATCATCAGCAATAGGCTCAGTCGGTGGCGTCCTTGTTAAAACGCAATTGTGAAACCATTGAGCCTTTTTAAATAGCTCGTCCTGCATTTCAGCATTTGGCTTAACCTCAATAATGACGAGATCATCAATATTACCATTGCAGCTCACATAGAATGCTACTGAAGCACCTGAAACAAATAGCTGAAACTGAATCTGGTGCATATGATGAAGTGGGATCTTTTCATTAATCGCAGCATCCGTGTGAACAATCTGCTTATTATACTTGATCTCACAGATTGCTGAATCTTGAGAATTCATCTCATTCACATGATAGCCGTCTAGCGAAGCAATTGCGAACTCATGGATATTATGACTAACAACCATCGGCTCGAAGTGATCTCCCATGATTTGACGAAACTTTTCTCTGACTAAAGGCTCAATGTTCGTTCCTCGCTGCATAGCGAAGCTTGTTACAGTAGGTGGGGCTTCATCGATCTTTTGAAGAAATAAATCAGTGATTTTTTGATAGGGACTTGATCCCATGATGACAGGCATTTCGGATGCTGTTACGCCTGACTTGCGGAAGTCGAGCCATGCTTTGCTTCCTTGATCTAGATGATGGATTCTCATAATTCACCTATTAATATAAAAGAAAAAAGTTTCATAGGATTTTTTTTACTTCCATATTTTGAATATATATCTGCAACGTCATCCCAAGACCATTCGAACGAAGGCGCTATTAATCCACTAAAATGTTGAATAACAAATGAATCTCTTTCTACGCAATACCAAATTAATGAATTCATTTGCATGAATCCACGTTAGCTACTTTGGATAAAATATTTAACCTTTCGATAATCTTACCATAACTAACTCGACCTATTCCCTTGATACAAAATATTTCATCGCTCGGTTTTTCTGCTAATTTTTTTATATTGATAGGCCCATAAAATTTATACAATTTATCGTAGATAGCTCTTGGAAAGCCTGCGTCATCAATTGTCATGTTTGGAAGTGAATCGATTAAATTTAAAGCCACTGAATTATCTAATGCCTCATTTATGCGTTCATTTATTTCGACATCTTTAGGAAAGTCACTAGCCAGCGTAAATCTGATCGCAACTTTCATGAAATCAATTGGCTTATCCATTAACAATAAATTAACTAAGTCTTTTGCTATTAATGCGCATGTTGTGCTCATTTGCATACCTCTACGGGTTGACTTAAAGCCTGATCAACTGAACATCCATCTTTGAATATTTTAACCAATTGTCCGTATTGATTGTCATTAAGCTGATTGATCGATTTGGCGTTAAATCCAATTTTTAGAACCTTTTCCAATTCTTGTTGGTTCCAACCAGCTTTTTTAGCCATACTATAAACATTAGCTATTCTACTTTGTTGTCCAGCAGTTTGACTGGATGGAGCTTGCGGTTGTTGCGATTTTTGCGGCTCTTGATATTTAGGTCTCTCTTTGTATTGAGCGCCTTCAGTTTCCCTTGATTCTTCTTGGTCCAAGGATTCAAGCATGAATAGCTTTAAAAGACCTGTCTTAACGGCCATCGATGTCGCCTTACCAATCGCCTTGTCACCTGAATCAAAAGCAATAGCACTAAATGTGGATGTTTCACGCTCTTTGGGATCATCTGCATTGATAAGTGTTAAATACATGGATACAGAAGCATGATAAGTCTTAGTTTTAGTTTCTTGTCCATTCCATGCTTTGACAGATTCAACCACATCAACTTTGCATGATGCCTCTTCGACCTTCAGTACTATTCCAGCTTGAGCCATTGGTAAATGAAGTGCACTTGTAACTGCATCATGACTTACGCCTAGATAAGACCTATTGCTGCTCATTTGAATTTCAGCATCTTTAATGACAGTTGTGACTTTCAACATCACTTCGTTGATCTTTTGATATAAGTTTTTCATAACGTTCCTTTGTTACAAAACGTATTACGTTTGCTTGGGTTTAAGGTCAACGTTAATATTTGCATCAATGCATTTATTTATAAAATTAGACAACGTGCCGTATTTAGCTTTGATGAGCTTATGGATGATTGGATCTATTCTTACGGTTCTTACTTCTTTTGGTTTTTTAGGTTTCATTTAATCTCACCGATTTTCTGTAGAGCTTCCTTCGTTCTTTGAATAAGATCATGATGACCATTATGTAGAGCCGTGCCCATGATGACATCTAAGTCTTCGAGAATGTCGCGGCGTAGGTCACGCTCAGCTTCGAGTTTGGCGTAAGCTTCTGCACTTACATAGTCTTGCGAAACGGCCATTATAAAAAACCCAAAAATATCCATGAACCTTCATCCTTATGATAAAATTGATTCACAATCTTAATTTCATCATTCAGTTGGTCATAATAGACGCCATCGGTAGCAATCAACTCAATATATCCTTGTCCGCCTAGGCCATTCATATATCCTCCAATTTTGCTTTAATTCTAGTCAAGGTCTCGCAAGGATCGCATATTGTTTGATGTCCGTTATAATCGACATCGCAATAGCATTCGTACTTTAATTGCCTCATTGCTTGTTCCAAAAGCGGCGCAAGCGATTCGTGCCCTGCCTTAAATGCATCCTGCTTAATCTCATGGTGAACATATCTATGCGCCGTATCGTCTTCGTTTACCTCTATATCGATACTGTAATCAATAGATTCTCGATCACCGTGATTTTCGATTATTTCTTTGATGTCACCCATGAAACTGCTCCGCAATCACCGAGTCCCAGCGAAGGCCCAAGCACCATTTATAAATCACAATCATGACCAGTTTCTCACGTACATAGAAAATACCTATAGAGCGAGTGTCTTCATCTTTATTAACTGTAAAATACCAACGAAGCGACTTATCGTTATTCATCACTCACTCCTCAAAGGCTTTCCCTGTTAATATATACTGCCAAGTGAAAACGTAGTTTCAGCAAACTGACCATGATCTTTAGACGGTATAAATTCAATTGTTCGATCACTTATCTGAAGCATTATTGCCTCAGACGTAATGCCAACGATCACTCCAATTTGTCCTTTTACGTCCATGCGGATCTGGTTGATTTCAATGGGATCACCCCAACCATCTAAATATTCCATGTCACTCCTTAAAGGCTTTCATTCGAGTGCCAGACGCGACTCTGGCTAGGATACCGGTTATATCCAAGCAGCGGTTTGATCTTGCGATGCAGCCGCATACCTTATGCTTTGCGTGTCTCTAAGGCATACAGAAATATGGTTAATTCCACCGCTTTAAGGACCGCATACCGTCCACCTAGCTTTCCACGCCGACTCGAACTACTTGCCGAAATTATTTTGACCCTGACCCTGACCCTGACCCTGACCGTGACCCTGACCATGACCGTGACCCTGACCATGACCGTGACCGTGACCATGACCCTGACCGTGACCGTGACCCTGACCATGACCGTGACCATGACCCTGACCCTGACCATGACCATGACCCTGACCCTGACCCTGACCGTGACCCTGACCCTGACCCTGACCATGACCAACCTTTTCTCATGATTGGTGCTAACATATTATTTCTGCTTTCTAATAACCGAAGGTATTTCTGTAACATCCAGAATCGCTCCACGGTTGATCATCACAGGTTTTGTATATGGTTCAGCTTCTTTATGTGCTCCAGTAGCAACGAAGTCAGCCCATCGTTCAGTGTCGGGTATCCATGCGCATTCGTCGAATAGAAATTCTTGTGAATTAATAGCAACAAGTCTACCAGTATAAATCATAGTTACTGTTCTAATCGCATAAACTTTTCCAGGCTCAAGAAAAGTATTAATATTCCCTTTTGCAGCATCGTTTTGTTTCATCAACTCTAGTACTTTTATTAGCTGGTCTATGTCCATTTCATTTCTCCTCGTTGTTAAGTTCACTTTTCAAACTTTCAATCTCTAATTTAATAGCATCCAATTCTCGATATCTCTCCATAAGCTTCTCAACCATGAATATCCTTATTTTCAAGAATTCCTCTTCAGTTAGCTTGTTAATACCCTTATTTAACAACTGAAGCTTCCAGCTAAATTGCCTTCTCGTAACCCCAAGGCATTGATAGAAATCATTTTGATGTAAATTAAGTGCAGTGCGAATTGATTTGAAACTCATGGACACCTCGAAATAGCCGCAATTGCCAAAGCCATCGCTAGCATAGATGCTGAAAATGCAATGAGCGTTAATAGCTCAATGTGTTTGTCATTCATTCGATTTCCTCTGTTCGAAAAACATATATGTCAAAACCACTGGCCATAGAAGACTTGTTAAAAATATCATCATCAAGTCAAATTTGGTTAAATCCTTAATTAGGACAAACATTCCCCCAACCATTATCCCAGTGATAAAAATATAAACCAACGTGATAGCAATAATCATACTTCAGTTTTCGCAGCCTTAGCTTTACGCTTCTTTACGTTCTTCGTCGGACGCATAGATAAACCTCTTTGCCATAACACGTAATACGAATAGTTTAAATCATTGGTCAATAAAATAAATATTGCTCAAGGCATAATATCTCATGCAGACTTTATGCTAATGGAAAACTCTGAAATTTTACCAAGACTTAAAAACTACATTGAAGTGCTTCGTGGAAATATTACTAAGCTCAAGCATGAGCAAGAGACGTTTCCAAACGAATTCAGAGCAAAACAAATTAACCAAAAATTAAATGAACTTGAAGGACTAGAAAAAGGAATTGAACTCATGGGACATAAATATGTCAGCAAATGAACACGCAGTGCTTATGGACAACGATAAAATTAGCGCAGGACGCGGTAAAGTTGCACGAGGCTATTGCGTTGGTAATAAATGTTGTTCTTACATAGGACCATGGACGAAGAAGCACACATATGTGCGTCAACTGTATAGGACCAGAGTTTTTAGAGTTGAACTAGAGAAGCCAAACTATACTTTGAAGTGCGAGGATTGTGGTGGAGATCTTTTTTGGAAAACAGTTCGATATGCCAACGACCTTGAACACAGAAGGAAACGACGTGCCTCAAGCCAAGATTAAATTAGATGATCCGAAGCTTCACGAGCACTTAAAAAAGCATTGTGAGGATGGTTGGTCAGCAAGGTCATTTCTAGCTAAGCTTGAAGGAAGGGACAGGGCTTATTATTTGTTAATGAAAACTGATCCAATCTTTAAAGCAATTGTCGATTTTTACAGAAAACCATGCACAATTGGATATTACACTTATCAGGACAGTAAAAATGATAGCACATCTAACAAGGCTTAATTATTTTCATAACGGTATCCTAGGCTCAATGACAATAGGTGAATGCAAATTTTATATCGGTGAGCACGCCTATGAAAACCGTAACGGGACCTTTTTGCCAAAAGTACCCAAGGGACAATACACCTGTAAGCGTGGCATCCATCAATTGCCAGGGCATCTAAATAGCTTTGAGACCTTCGAGCTTGAAAACGTACCAGGACACACTGGGATACTCATCCATATCGGCAATTTCCCACAAACGGACAGCCAAGGTTGTTTGCTTATCGGCAAAGGCATCATCATCGAAGAACCAAGCCCGCAAATCACTCAAAGCAAGATCGGTTTCAATGAGTTTATGCATTTGCTCGATGGACACGACAGTTTCGAGTTGGTAATTTCGTGAGGCATTTGGAAAGACGAGTTGAAACATTGATTCTCTACTTTTTAAGAGAATGCGGTCTTGAACCATGGAAAAATGAAACTGTTGGGATCTATGACGTTAAACGAAAAAGATTTAAGGCACTCACAGGCCCATTCTCAGCCAAGGGTTGTCCAGATTTATTGTGTTGCTTGCCAGGTGGACGACTATTCGCTATCGAAGTTAAGTCACTACGAGGACGACAAACACCGCACCAAAAAGCTTTCCAAGACCGAATTAATCGCTTTAAAGGCATTGCGATTGTTGCGAAATCTGTTAAAGAAGTTTACGACCAATTAAAACCATTTTGGAACGATATTGAAAACTATTCTCATTTACTAAGGAAGTATGAAGTCCATGAGCCAAAGCAAGATTGATCAGACAGGTAAACCCGTGTTCATCGACATTAACAAGATCCTAGACGCTGCCGAGGAATACATGAAAGGCGACGATGGACAAAAAGGTCTATGGATATTGGATAACTTGCCTTCATATTATCAAGATCATTATCCACTACGAGCCTACGAGATCAAGCGAAGTTACTTTAAACGACTTTGGACCATGGAGGACTATTTAAGTAATGAATTCGATAATCAGTGGGATGAAGTTAAAGCTTTAGATCACTATAAACAGCCTTACAATTGGCGTGGTCAGCATGTGCAGCAAATTGTGAAGCATCACCACGATAATGGCGCTCCAGTGCATATTTATGAATTAGGCGCAGCCAACCACTGGCTTCCAATCGGTTTAAGGTCTGAAGGGCTCAAGTTCACATACAAGTCGATTGGTCCTGATGTTCATGCCAATAAGCAGGCTAAAGAGAAGCTTTCCGATATTTGGTCAGATAATCCAGAAGGATCAATTATCTTTGTTTGCATGGAAACCATCGAGCATTGCATGAACCCGATGGATCTTTTTAATTACTATTGCAAACTGCCAAGAGAAGCCGAGTATCTGCTTTTGACAACTCCAAGGTACATGATCGGTGGAAGCTCTAATTACACAGCTGATTGGCGAGAAAAGGACCATGGGCATGTTAAGACCTGGGGAGCTAAAGAGTTCAATGACTGGGCTAAGAAGACGTTCAAGCTGCACAGCATTTACACTCATGACAAGTTCCATCTTGTCGTTACGGGCGTTCTGAAGCGATTAGAACGCATGGCAGAGACCGTTAAGACCGTTGATGACCGTGAGGCCTAGTCGTTATCGCTATTAAAGGCATTATTTGATGGTAATGGCATCCTTCCATTGAAGGTCGGTGGAGTCGTATAGGTCGTGTTGCCAATCGTGTTTGAATAACTGCCATTGCTACCAAATGTGGTATTGCCTATTTTTTGCTCATATTGACCGTTATTGCCAAAAGTCGTATTGCCGATTCTCGTTTCGTATTGAGAATGGAATGTTTGAGCGGCCATCGAAACTGAGCTTGTCATTAAAACTAAGATAAGTGTTTTCATTTGCTACCTCTTTAATACAGCGTGACATAACGTAATACGAAAGTCAATGATTTCTCCGGAAGAGTTCAGGAAAAAAATTAGATAGATCTTTTCCCGAGAATTCCGATTTGAACGTTTTATACTGGTCGGTTGTTTAAAAGTTAAACAGTTTTGCCGAATCTCAGGACAAATGGGGCGGCATGATTCCCACTTGTCCTAGAAAGTCTGCTCCTATTAGGTCATTGGTTTCGGGGGTTCTGGTGGGAGCATTTTTTTTCTAAGTATAATTTTCGATTCTTCTTTTTTTACTTTTTTGACTATTCCTTGCAGCCCTGGTTCTATTATCTTGTTGGTCTTCCCCATATTGCAATCAGCACAAAGTAATTGAAGATTCTTGATTTCTAATGCCAATTCAGGAAATACACTTCTTGGGTTTATATGATCAACATGGAAATGAACGGCGTCTCCAGTTGCACCACAGTGAACGCATTTCATTTTCCCACTGCTTTTCATATTCTTTATAAAATCGAAACGGAGACTTTTCCATCCTTGAGAATTATAAAATATCTTGCTGTGGACATAATAAGATTTACGACTGGTGTCTTCATTGAAAAGGTCCTCATATTTTAGTTTCTGGTGTCCTGTTAATTTTTTAATGATGTGCATTATTTTTCGATTTTGTATTTCTAAATCAATGACACGTTGTTTTAATAGTTCACAAGCTCTTTCTGTTTTTCCATCAGTAATCAGCCCTTCCATTCCTCTGATAAAAGCTGTTTTGTATATTTCTTCACTATACATGTTTTTTAGAGATACCTTTTTTGTATTCATTTATAACCCCTAGCTCTTTGGTCAAAGAATCCCCCTCCCCTTATGTCTAAGAAGTGAGATTCGAGATTTATAACCCCCAGGGGAGGATCTGCCCCCCACAGTGGCCAATAAAGACTATCGTTTCTATTTGCAATGATAAGTTGCCGGTTGACGTAGCGGTCTCTAACGCATCCAGGGCTCGATATACCTGGTCCCCCCTGCCTTGCCACACCTCACGAACTTAATCGTTGGGAGTTAAACTCTTTCGAGCAACTACTTCAGGCTGATCAGCTTCAGTCCTGGATTTGGCAGGTTTTTGGCTACCGTTAATTTGTGAAATAAATGTTGACCTAATCGGTCAGATATGAAAAACACTATTTATCTATTTTTAGCGTTTTTCAAATCTGGCTAGGTTCAAACCTGGCCATTTTTATTTCATCGAATTGGCGAAATAATTCATTCATAAACGATTAATCTCAATCATTAAATGCAATTTTGCAGTGCCATATTTCACTTGCACTGACTTTGCACTGACTTCGATCAGTACTTTTGTCCAAATTTCTGGACTTTTCTTGAAAATGCTCCATTTCTTGTCACCATGCGTATATGTCAAAGCTCTACTCGATGATTAAAGAACTCGAAATCGAACTTGCTCACCGTTATCGTGAGATCGAGCTTCTTTCGTCCAATGAATGGCGAGAACATAGAAAAGTGTTAAACCGCATTAGGTATCTAGAATCCAAGCGTGATTATTTTAAGAGCATCTTGAAAAACGAATCATCTTTGCTCTATCATAACGTTTAAACAGCAAGGAAGTATAATGGTGGGTAAAATTCCTCAATTGAACACGAATGTTAGCCTCGGTGTTGCTCAAAAAGCACCAACTGTGTCATTAGCTACCCCAAGCTCGACACAGATTCCTGTCTATGTTGTCAACGCTGTAGCGACATCAGCAGGTGAAGAACCGCTTTACTTAGTTCGTATGCGAGATGGAACCTATGCTTACATTAAAGAATCTCTATTGACCCAAGACGGTGGAATGGTGAAAGTCTAATGGCTGATGACTCAATCTACACAATCGAAGAATCAAATCTAGAATCGATCATTCCGACTCAGGTTCAGCTTATTCAAAGATTTCCTAGATCAGTTGGTGAAGTTCAAATTTATCTCGTTCAAATGTCAGACGGGACACAGGCATATATTCCATCAACACTCTTGACTACTACGGTGGGAGTCTCTAGCCTTTAAGACTAAACCCTCAGAACTCCAAAGGAATAATCTGAAAAATGAACATACATTGTTTGTATGATGCTTTAGTTGATCCAAAAGCTCTAAAAGAGCATCCAAAAAATAGAAACATACATCCTAAAGAACAGATTGATAGGCTAATCCAGATTCTAGAGTATCAGGGGTTTAGGTATGCTATAAAAATAAGCAAGCAATCTGGGTTTATTACATCAGGACATGGTCGAAGACTTGCTGCGATGAAGATGAAGATTAAAGAAGTCCCAGTTGTATATCAAGATTACGAATCAGAAGATCAAGAGTATGCTGATATTGTAGCAGATAATGCGATTGCAGCATGGGCTGAGCTAGATCTATCAAATATCAATATGGACATTGCAGATCTAGGACCTGATTTTGATATTAACTTGCTTGGGATTAAGAATTTTGAAATTGAAATTGCGGACAAGTTTCAAGGTGATCCTGATGAAGTGCCTGATGTTCCGAAAGAACCTAAGTCTGTATTAGGTGATTTGTATGAGCTTGGGAATCATCGTTTGTTGTGTGGGGACTCTACTTCAATTGATGCTGTTGAGAAGTTAATGAATGGTGATAAGGCTGATATGGTGTTCACTGATCCTCCTTATAATACAGGGATGTCTTCGAAAAAAAATAATGGTTCAACCTGGTTGAACCATATGTTTGATGATGACTACACGACTGAAGAGTGGGAAAATTTACTAGCTTCGCTAGCTTCCAGCTATTGGATTGCATCAAAAGATACATCAGCACACTATGTTTGTCTAAATTGGAAAAGAAGTCATGAGCTTGTTCCTATATATATAAAACAAGGATTCAATTATTCAAATTTGATCATATGGGACAAAGTAGTTCATGGACTCGGTTCTGACTATAAATACACGCATGAATTTATTCATGTGTTTAAAAAAGGAAAACCAGAATTAAACACCCATCAAGGAGAGGCTGAATATAAAGATGTTTGGTCTATTCAAAGAAAAATGGGTAAAGATAATGATCACGCAACTAAAAAACCAATTGAACTAATAGATAGAGGAATAAGACACGCGTCTAAACAAAATGATTTAGTCCTAGATCTATTCGGCGGATCTGGATCTACCCTAATCGCTTGCGAAAAAACCAAGCGCAAATGCTTCATGATGGAATTAGATCCGCATTACATCGATGTCATAGTTTCACGTTATGTGAAGTTCACGGGGAATAATAAGATTAAACTCAATGGTAAGGATATAGAATGGAGTCAAAGTGGGCAATAAACCAGGACCAAAATCTAAGCACAAGACTGATAAAATAGACCCAATCGAAGTTGAAAAGCTTGCAGCTATGCAATGCACAATGGAAGAAATGGCACACTTTTTTGATTGTTCAGTTGACCTTTTAGAAATGAATTTTTCGGATGTTATAAAAAAGGGCAGATCTAAAGGAAAAATGAGTATGAAACGCGCTCTATTTGAAAAAGTTCAAAAAGGTGATCTTGGAGCTATAGTTTGGTTTGGTAAAAACTTTGCTGGAATGTCTGATAAGATTGAGCAGAAAGTTAAATCCGATGTTATGTTGCACGATGAACAATCTAAAACTTTAGAACATTTAAAGAAATTAGCTAAACAAGGGAGACTTAAAATTGAGCCTCCATCAACTGACTCATAATTTAAGCGATTATCCTGAACACATACAGATTAAGTTTTTGTTAGACCGAGAGCGAGAAAGGTACAGGTCTGACCTTTTCAACTTAGCAACTGGACCTCTCGGCTATGAACAAATGACTGAGTACACTCATGGTCCTATTTGCGATGCGCTGATGGGACCGAGTAAAAAGAAGCTTATTGTTGTCCCACGCGGAACATTTAAAAGCACAATTTGTTCAGTCAGTTATCCAATATGGCTTTTAATCAATGATCCGAACTGTCGAATCCTCTTAGATTCGGAATTATATACAAATAGCTCAAGGTTCTTGCGAGAGATATGCGGTCACTTAGAAAGTAAGATAATGATCGATCTATTTGGTCAATTTAGAGGACCAGAGTCATTGTGGCGCGAAGGTGAAATTGTTATTAAGCAGCGAACCAAGATCTATAAAGAACCAAGCATTTTATGCTCTGGGATCTCGGCTCAGAAGACTGGGATGCATTTTAGCCATATAATCGCGGACGATCTTTCTTCTATTGATAATTGCATGAGCGCAGAGCGTGCTGAAACTGTTTTCAGCCACTATAAATTGTACATCTCTTTACTTGATCCTGGGGGCACTCTTGTTGTAGTTGGAACTCGTTACAGCGCAAGAGACATCATTGGGTATATCTTGGACACTGAGATTGCTCCAGAAGAGAAAAAGAGTTTAATCTTATGAAATCAACCCAATCCAAAAAGAAGGATTACTGACATGAAACCAACCCCACAACCTCGAGCCATCCCAATGGAGATCATCATCACCAACCCAAAGAAGAACTCAAAGCACAAATGTCCTTGTGTGTTTCCAATGGATTGCCTGA